AGCGTGACGATGTTAAAGAAGATATGCATAACATTATGGATGCTATGCAAAGACTAGAAGATAAATTAGATAAGATAATAATAGGAAGTAAATAATGGCTATATTTAAGGGTTTTAAACCTCAAGGTATGCAAAAGATTGCAGGTAAAATGGGTTATCAAGGTAGTATGGAAAACTTTGATAATTATTTGCAACAAAATCCTAACAAGCAACGAGAGATGATTGTTTATCAAGATGCTGCTAGAAAAATGGCACAAGGTGGTGTGGTAAGATTACAAGAAGGTGGTGTTGCTGAAGATGGTGCTGCAGGTGGACAAGTACAACCAAGACAATTGTCACAAAGCTATGTGCCACCACAGCAAAGTGCTCAAGGTACAGAAATAGGACAAGTAGCTGCAGAAAGATTGCAAACACCGGGTCTACCTACAGGTGCAACAATAACTCCTGTTGGCACTAAGATAGAGCAAGGACAAGTTGTTGATCCACTAGCAGGTCAAATGCAAGGTGATATAGCTGTTGATCCTGCACTAGCTACAACAACAATAACTACACAGCCTACTGTTACACAAGCAAATGTAATGGATGCTGATCAAAGATCACAACAAGTAAGTACAACCTTGGATGCTGTACAGACAGCACAAACAAATGAAGATGATCCTCGTGCAAAGGTAGTGGCTGCACAACAAACAGCATCAAGTGTAGGCAACTTAAATGCCGCACAAGGTAATGCTATTAAGATGGATAATCCTGTACAAAGAAGTATACAGGATGGTGAACTTATTACAGGTGTAGCAAATGCACAAACAGCATCACAGTTTACTGAACAGATACAAGCTGCTGAAGCTACTCCAACAAAACAAGCTACGGTAGCAGGTCAGCTTGAAGAAAGAATGGCAGACTTTGAAGGTGGTAAAACACCTGTGTGGGCTGCAGGGGCAATGCGAAGTGAGATGGCTCGTATGGCTGCTAGAGGTATGGGTGCTTCTAGTATGGCAGGACAGGCATTTGTACAGGCGGCTATGGAGTCAGCTTTACCAATAGCATCAGCAGATGCACAAGTAACTGCACAGTTTGAAGCACAGAATTTAAGTAATAGACAACAAAGAGCAATGTTAGCTGCACAGCAACGTGCTACATTTATGGGTCAAGAGTTTGACCAAGCCTTTCAAGCTAGAGTACAAAATGCTAGTCGTGTATCTGACATAGCTAACATGAACTTTACAGCAGAACAACAAGTAGCATTAGAAAACTCTCGTGCTGCAAATACAATGAATTTAAATAATTTGTCTAATAAACAAGCTATGGTTATAGCAGAAGCATCTGCTTTAGCAAATATGGATATGTCTAATTTAAGTAACAGACAACAAGCTAGTGTACAGAATGCACAAAATTTCTTACAGATGGATATGACTAATTTATCTAATCAACAACAAACTGAATTGTTTAAAGGACAACAAAGAGTGCAATCTTTATTTACAGATCAAGCTGCTACAAATGCAGCAAGACAATTTAATGCAACATCACAAGGTCAAACAGACCAATTCTTTGCTAACCTTTCACAACAGGCATCACAATATAATGCATCACAGTCTAATGCACAGGCACAGTTTAATGCAGGACAAGTTAATACTGTAGAAAGATTTAACGCTGAATTAAACAACCAACGTGATCAGTTTAATGCACAGAACGAGCTAGTAATAGCACAGAACAATGCACAATGGCGAAGACAGATAGCTACTGCAGATACAGCTAGTGTAAACAGAGCTAATGAACTTAATGCTAGTGCTGTATTAGGTATATCAAAACAGTCATATGATAACTTATGGCAGATGTATTCAGATACAATGGAGTTTGCTTGGAAAAGTGCAGAAAGCGAATTAGATAGAATTGTAACAATAGCTGAAGCACAATTAGATGCAGAAGCAAAACAATATACATCTGATGCTCAAAGCAAATCTGCTGCAGGTAAATCAATAGGTAGTTTAATTACTACATTAGGTGGAACATATCTAAAGTATTCATTAGGTGGACCAGATGCACTAGCTAGTTAGTAGGTAAATAGTATGAAAAAAAATTATGCAAAAGATTTATTTTTATTGTTTGATAACTTTAATATTTCTGAAAAAACAAAAGGAAATAAAAATAGTTTACTAAAAAGAAATTCAGGTTTTTCTAAAATGAATAATGATTCAAAAAGTCAACCTATATTTAAAGTAGCACGATATAAAAATACAATTAAAAAGAAAAGAATGGAATTTTTAAATGCAAGAAACAGCACAACATAAATTTAGTGGTCCTATTCCGGGTGAGTCTTTAACGCACGAATTAGGTGCAAGACCTTGGCAAAAACCTGCTCAATATTCTGATATAAATGAAGTTGTTAATTATTATACTTCTCGTATGGATTCAGATGAATTTTCTATGATGTTAGCAGATGTAATGGAAATGGGTGTTCCTTTAACTACATTAGCTAATACAATACAGATGTCAGGTGTTATGGAAGGTAAACATAGTATTGATACAGGTATATTAGTAATGCCTGTAATTATAGAAAATATGATGGCTATTGGTGATGCTCTTGGTATTAAATACAATAGTGGTTTAGAAGACGATGCAAAATTAATGTCTGATAGAGATAGTTTAGCAAACAGAAGTATAATGAAACTTAGAAAAGAAAAAGATATGCCTACTAAACCTGTAGAAAAAGAACCTATGCCTATGAAAGAAGAAAAGTCAATGGGATTAATGTCTAGGAGAGAAGGATGAGTATATTTGATGGCATTGCTAAAATATTAGGTGGTGGAGATAAACACGCAGGTTACGGTGTTATGGAAGGTGTTGGAGATACAGCTACACAAATTATACAAGATGAGGATAAAAGAATAGACGATAATATAAGTCGTTTAACAGAAATAAGACAGAGAAGACTTTTAAACGAGGAAACAAAATACAACACAGAATACAATGCTAATTTTGAAGAAGTAAAGGCATTAGCTGCTTCTTTAGGTTCTAATGGTTCTGATATATTACACAGTTTAATTGTACAAGATAATAGAGGATATTCAGGTGCTAAAGCACTTGTTCCTACAGTAGTTAAAAAAGCTGCAACTGAAAATAGAACTGTAGAAGATGTTTTAAATTACACTCAAAGAAAAGAAGGAAAAAGTATAACAGCAAAACAATTAACGGATATAGTTACAACACCTATGAATATACCTGATTTTGATTTAGGAACTATATTACAGGGAACAGGAAGTGATCTTTTAAACTTGATAGCAGGTACAGGTTCGGTAGAAAAAGGTGCAGGTTCAGTAGAAAAATATACAGAAAAAAAAGTAAAACAACAGATGGCTATTGCAGGTTTTGGAGAAGATTTTGGTAAAACAGAAAAATCTGATTTAGCTATTGAACCTATCACTGTAGATTTATTTGAGTTAAATTTAGTTGGAACTATAGATCAAAAAATAAAAATGCTTAATGCTGCTTTTATGAATACATCAGATGACAATAAAAAGAAAAAGTATTCTGATAGAATATCAGAATTAATTATTAGAAAAAATATATTAGGTGAAAGTAAACCTTTATCTTCTTCAGCATTAAATAGCCAAATACAATTAACTCTAGCAGACATAGCTAAAGCACAAAATTTAAGTGGAACATTTGATAGCCGTAGTGGTATGTGGATTAATCAAGGCACAGAAATAGAAAGAGTAAATGAAGGAACTAGACTTGCAACAAATATAACGAGCGTAATAGAGTCTGCAAAAATGATTAAGTCAAGATCAGATGGAAGACCTGCTCAAGGATATTTAGAAGCAAGTGTTTCAAGTGAAATACAAGATATTGCAGATTCTCTTGGTATAGCAATTGGTGCAGATATATCTGTAATACAATTAAAAACAATGGCTACAACTTTAGGATATAATGTAAAACTTGTTTCTGCAAAAGATTCTAGTACAGGTGAACCTTACCTTACTCTAGGTTCTAAATTTGCATTTACACCACCATCAAATACTGGTTCAACAGGTTCAACAGGTGGTAGCAGTGGTAGCAATCCATTTCCACAAGGTCTTAGTGCAACAGTAACTAACCACAAAAAAACATTATCAAAAATATCTCCTAGAACAGGGTTAACTGCAAATCAAAACGCAGCTAGAAAAGCCCTTATAAAAATAGCAATACAAAATAGTCATCCAAGTGCTCCTACAACAAATAATATAACACAACAGTATATAAATACTATACCAAAAGATTTATTAGAGAAGTATTGGGAAGACAACATAGGCTATCCTTATGATTCTAATAATCTTAAAAAGCAAATAAACGATTTATCATAGATTAAAGGTAAACATATAAATGAGTTCATACACTACTTACGGTCAAGAAGATTTAACAAAAGAAGTTCTTATTGACAATGAAGATTTTTTAACTGATGCAACTAGTTTTTTAAATAAACGTAGAAAAGCAGGATTAAAAACTAACATAGACGAAATGAGCCTAGAAGATAAAACTAAGGTTTATGATGAGTTTATGGAACATTTTCGTATGCAAAATGTAAACGAAGGAACTGCAACTTTTGATTTATTTCACGCTCAACAACAAGACGCTGCAGGTAAAACGCAAATGGGTAATCTTATGAATACCTACGATAGAATGGATAGTGACTTTGGTTTTAAAGCTGCAGGTGATTATCTTCAAGGTATAGTTACTGCACCTTCTACATATGCAGGTATATTTTCTTTTGGTGCGGCAAAAGCAGGTGCAATAGCGGCTCAACAAGGAATAAAATTAGGTATAAGAGAAGTTATAAAAAGAGGTGCTGTAAAAGCATTAGAAAAACAAGGTGTTGCCCTAACTCAAAAAAATATTGCTAAAGAAGCAGGAGAACAAGCCATTAGAGGTGTAGGTTTTAAAGAAGCAATAAAAAGCCCTTTAAAAACTATAGGTCAACAGGCAATGAATTATAAAGATGGTTTTATACACGGTGGTTATAAAACAGCTATAGGTGCAGGTCTTGTTGAAGGTGCAGGTGCAGGAGTAACTGTTTATCAACAAGAAAGACTAAGAGCAGAGCAGTTAGGTCTAAAAGAAAATATAAATTTATTTGATGTATCTTTAGCAACAGGTTTAGCTACGGTAACAGGTGGTGTGTTAGGTGGTATTACAGGTAGTAGTAGAACACTAAGTGCTAATGTAGCTGAACAAATTAGAATGGTTGCAATAGCAAAAGAAACAAGAGGTATTGAAAGAGTAAATAAAAAACTAGCAAAAAAAGCATTTACAGATTCTACAAAAGGTGATTTAATTAAAGTTAATAGTAAAGGTGAAGAAGTAATATTAAAAGGTAAAGGAGAATCTATAGCAGACAATGCAAAAACAATATATAGTGATTTAAAAGCATCGTTAGAAGAGTCTGTACCTAAACTTAAAAAAGCAGGTCAAAAACTTAAAGAAAGAGTAGGTATTTCAGGGGATGTTGATTTTGGTCAAGTAGGTTATGATTTATCCTTAGATAGAAAGTTACATGAAAACATTGCTACTGCTGCAGCAAAAGTATTACATTTAATACCTGCTCAAGATGTAGCTGCAGTATCAAAAGATGGTCTTACTAAAGTGTTAAAAAAAGAAAGAATAGCATCTAGAATAGCTAGAGGATTAACATCAGGAGTTATTAGTGATGTTAGATTTATAAAAATATTAGATGAACACGGTTTAAGTTTACAACAATTTTCTGGACTTTTAGTTGAAGATTATAGTTTAGCAGGTAAAACTCTACAAACAGCTGCACAATTATCTAAAGCAGAAAAGAAAGCTAAACAAAATTTATTATTATCTGAATTAACAGAAATAGATCAAAGACTATTAAATTTAGTTGATATTGTTACACCTGCTACAAAAGCTATAAAAGAATCAGGTTCAGAAAGTAGAGCTGCTAAAGTATCTACCTTGTGGAAAAACTGGTTTGGTTTAGGTGCTGCAAATAAAGCACGTATTGGAATGATGACAATACAAACTGCTACTACAATGCGTAACAACTCTAGTGGTTATATGCGTAATTATACATACGCTCTTGATACTTTTGGTGAAGGGTTATTAACTACTCTAAAAGGTAAAGTGCAAGGTGGTAGTTTAAAAAAAGCAATAAAAGGATTGACTGATGAAGAAATAAAAGAAGCAGGAAATTTAAATGTTCGTTTAGGTCTTGGAATGATGAGAAATGGTTGGCACTCAGCTTTAGGAAAAGATTTATGGCTAGGAACTAGAAGTTGGGAAACAGAAGCACTAGAACTATTACTAAGAGATGAAAGATTTTCTAAGTCAGATTTAGGTAAAAAACTATTTAAAGAGTTAGGAGATATAGGTAGTATAACAGGACAAGAAGCAGGAATTGTTAGACTTGCAAGAAAAATGAATTACTTAAATACTTTAAGTGATAATATGTTTAAACGTGCTATTTTTTCAAGAGAGGTAGATAAGTGGTTATATACATCAGGACAAAGAGGTGGTTTAAGAGGATTTTTTGAAGATGCTTATTTAGACCCTATCAACGCAGCTAGTTCAACAGGAAAGTTTAGTAGTTTACCTGATAAAGTAATAGCAGAGTCTATGGAAAAAGCACTTGAGTTTACTTATCAAACAGGAAATTTTACAGACAAAGAAGGTGCTTTTAATATTGGAGCAAATGCTTTTATAAAAACATTTGAAAGAATTATACCTCTATCTTTTGCTGCACCTTTTCCACGATATTTAGTTAATCAACTTATATTTCAATGGGAACATATGCCGATACTTGCTCTTGTAAATGCAGGTGGCATACTTAATAAAAAAGGTGGTAAAAAAGGTGTTAGAGGAATAGAAATAGCACCAGAACTTAGATTAAAATTAGATGCTGAATCTTTTGCAAAACAAACAACAGGACTTGCAACACTATCTACTTTTTTTGCTATTAGGGCACATTTTGGAGATGAAGATACAGGTCCTTACACAATTAATAATCCATTTGGTGAAGGGCAATATAATTTACAAGCATTATTAGGACCTTATTTGGGTTATGCTATGGTTGCAGATATAATATATAGAATGACTGGACCTAATAGAAAAAGAAAAAAGATTCCAGTACTTGGAATACCGATACCTCAATTACACGATAATGATAAAGTAGCTGTAGATATACCTGTACCAACAAGAGAAATATTACAAGCAATAGCAGGTGGTCAGGGTCGTGCAGGTACAGGTTTGCATATAGTTGATGCTGCTGTCGATATTGTAGTTAATGGTGCTGAACAAGGTTTAAATAAAGAATTTATTTCTGAATCTCTTGCAAGAGTTTTAGGAGATGCTTTTAATTCTGCAACAGTTGGAATGGGTCAACTTAAAGATATAGCAGGTACATTTCTTGATCCTGAATATAGAATAATATCAGACAGTACATCTGTTGATTTTTTTGAATATATGTTAAAACAAGCTGTAAGATCATTTCCAAATAGATATGATGCTAACGAGGGTAATATTCTTTTAGACAAGGAAGACGTACCTGTATATACACCCTATAAGAAAAAACCTTTAACTAACGTAAATCCATTTTTAAAAATGACTACAGGTGTCACAATAGAAGAAGAAAAAACTGTAGCAGAAAATGAGTTAGATAGATTGAGATTTGATTGGTTTGAAGTTTCACCTAAAACAATTAAAGGAGATAGACCTAAAACAAATCTAGCTAGATTAAAAATGGGCACTTATATGGATGATCAAATAACAGGGTTTATTTTAAGTGATGATTATAAAAATTTAAAAAGTGATTTAGTTAAAAGATTTTTTTTAAAGTCTTTAATAAATCAAAAAAGAACTGCATCTAGAGGTGAGATAATGGCTCTAGTTGGCAATGAAACTCTAGAAGAACAACATCAAAAATTTAAAAATATATTTTTCTCATTACCAAAATCAAAAATAAATATAGTTGCCGAAGCCTACAAAGAAGTTTCTAAAGGTGTTTCTATATTTGAAGAAGTATTACCCGGTAAACTTAAAGGCAACTATGAATACGGCATGTTTTTGTATACAGATTACTTTGGTCAAGAAGATGAAGATTTAGTAAAACTAAAACTTAAAGATATGTTTAAAGCTAGAAGACCAAAATAACTAACGGTTATCACCACTACCACCTAAAACACCTCTACTTTTTCTAGAGTGTAGTTTATTAATATTGTTTTCCATTATAGTACCAAGATCAACATCTAGATAGTCAGCTAACATAGCACAGTACCAAAGTACATCACCTATCTCCCCACCTATATCTACATCAATCTTTTTATCACGTATAATCTTTTTAACTTTGTTAGCAACTTCTCCTGCTTCACCTACTAACCCTAGAGATAAATACTCTAGGGCTTTGTTAGCAGGAAAGATAGCAGTCTTCTTTGCTTCTGTTTGATAATGATTAGCAGTTATCATACTTTTGTTTTTATTTTGCATATACTTCTTTACCTCTTCTTCTAGTTTCATTTACTTGTGTCCTTTTAAACTGTCTGCTATAAGCATCATTCCAACCACGTAACCATTCTCTATAAGCCATAGAGTTTAAATGATATGGTGACCTTTCATTTCTCTTAAAAGCATTGACTCCTTTATTAAACTGTATAATTAAAGGAGCATCGTATTTAGAAAGTCCTCTTTCTTTTCTACTTCTTATCTTTTTTATCATCCTTATTCTCCTCTTGTTGTTGAGGTTTAGTAAAATATTTAATGAGCATCTCTAACTTATCATTATAGTCTGCAATCTTACCAAGCTCTTCTTCTATAGAAGCATGAATATCGTGATGCTCTCCTATGCCTGTAGGATTTGTAAGTAAAACTTCTACATTTGCTATATGTTTATTAATTAACCCAACATAATAGGTTCTTGATGCTCCAATTAGTAATTCTCTCATAAATTTTCTCCTTTTTTAAAATTTGTCTTCATATAAAGACCGTCAGAGGGGTGAAACACACCCTCCGAGGGTTCTAGTACCTGATTATGTAGACTGTATATCTACAACCTCACAGACTCCAGCACTACAGGCTAACTCTTTTGACCCTGCTGTGTTGTCTTCTTTCTCATAATTTTGCAGTAATTTCCAATCTATCTTGTCAGGCATCTTATTTTTTAGTTTTTCATACTCTTTCTTACCAATTTCTTGATAAGGAGCTTGTGCATAGGTGTGATCACTATGAGGTAGAAAACTAATTCCTGATATATCATCAAAGTTTTTATACACCCATGCTCCTACTTCCATCCATTCATCTTCTTTTACAGAGATAGTTACAGATGGTTTATGTTCACACCAATACTCTTGGTATGTTTGCCACAATCTTAGTTGATCTATAGCAGACATATTGTCTCTTGTTGTTGCACCATCAGGTGCTTTCATAGGAAAGCTAAACACTGTAGTGCTATCAGGTTTCATAACGTCAGGTTCACTTGGTATACCTGCTGACTTCATAAACTCTGTTAATGGGTCTTTGTTGTCACCACGAACAGTGCGAATGTAATACTTGCTATGTCTAGTATGTATGCCACTTGCACTATCCACGAGTTGAGAAACTGTACCACTAGGTTTGACACAAGTGATGGCAGTTGATTGAGGTATGCCCAACATTTCTGAATACTTCTTGTTTGTTTCAATTGCTTTCTCCTTTAGTTTTGTAAGAATACCACCAACTCTTGATCCATCAAATACTTGTTGTCCGTCTTCAAGAAAGATTGTATTATAATCATTAAATAGTTTACTGTCCATAATACCTGTTAGTGATACACCAAGTAATCTTTCTTCTTCTGTATTATCTTTCCATATCTTACGTAGATATTTAAAGTCTGTAAGTGTAGCTTGGAATGTGCCAAGGATAGTAGCCATCTCTACTTTTTCTAATAGAGACTTTTCTGTATCGTTTTCTCGTATAACTACTTCTGATAGATTACAAAATTGATAAGGTCTAAGTATAATCTCACTACAGGGATTACAACCAAATGCATAGTCTGTCTTTCGTCTACCATTTTTATCTGCTTGTTTTACAGCAGACTTACGATTAAAGATACCACGCTCACCTGATTTACTTTCTACAAGAGCTAACCATTCACGCATAAAAGTTTCCATATTAATCTTACCTTTGTATGCTATACTATTATTTGCTAAAGCTCTCTGTCCTTCATTCTCCCACCATTGACCTGACTTAGCATAACGCATCTGATCATCACCTAAGTTAGATAAACTAATAAGAGCAGAGCGTCTTACTCCACCTACTACAACTACTTCACCTATCTTACACATAAGGTCGTGACATTCTATAGGATATAATCTTCTACCTGCAGCACCTTTAAACATATTTATACAGAATTTATATAAATCTACAAGAGGTTCAGGACCAGATGCTCTACCACCAAATGTTTTAAGTCTAGCACCTGCAGGTCTAACATCTTCTACATCAAACTCAGGTATTTGACCTACGTATAACATAGCAATTAATTCACGCAAGGCTTTAGCCCAACCTGAACGTGAGTCACCTACTTTAATAGTAGTCGTGCTATCTTCAAAATGTTCATTAACAATAGGTAGTTTATCTACGTTCTCTCTTTCAACAGAGAAACCTACACCTGTACCACACATAAGAATATACATACACTCATCAAAAGCACGAGGGCTATCAACAGGTAAGTATGAACAGTTATAACCTGCTACATGACATTTATCAAGTGCTTTACCTGAAGTCATTAATGCTCTCATACTTGGCATGATGCTTAGATTTGTGATATAATTAAATAGCTTATCTCTAAGCTCATAGAATACTACCTCATCAAAGTTATATTTTTTAATTACATGATCCTGCATATAGTTTAAATATCTATCAACTGTTTCAGACCACTCCTCTCTTCTACTTTCTTCAGGAATCCACCTAGCATACCTAGAAAGTGCTATAAAGTTTTGGTAATCTGTAGGTAAATTGTTTGCTGCGTTTGATATCATTTATTTATCTCCTCACTTGTTGTTCTAAAGTTTCTTATATCAGCACCTTCTAAATCGTAGAATGCTTCTCTTACAAATTCTTCTATTTCTATATTTACTTTTCCATCGGCAGGTACAGCATACTCTTCTGTATCTATATCCAATGTTATCATCATTTTAACTCTTATCGTCATTTACAATCTCTATTAATTTAGATAAGTACCATTGTGCTTTTTTCAAGTCTTCTACTCCATTTTTATAATCATATCTCCAAAGATACTTTAATATATTACCTTGTAAGTATGCTTCAAATCCTTTACCTGTACAAGCTTTTATTGCATCAATACATTCTATACCATATTGATTGTAATGTGGTGGATGATTAACCATGTCATCTACTAATTCTCTACCAACTATTTTTGGTTTATCTTCAGACGGTAAATCTTTTTCAAAGTCAATCATTTCTTTTATACTAGCAGCCATTATGCATTCCCTTCAGTGTTAAAGTTAAAGTGTATTACGTTACCATTTACAACAGGTTTTTCTTCAGGTTCTTTTATAAACTCTTCTAGTTTGTCTGCATAGTCTACATTCTTTTCCATAAACGCTATAGAACTTGCAACGAGTTGACTTAGATGTGTTAAGTCTCTTTTACTTTCTACAGGCATAGGATTTTCTTTTGATGTAATAATATTTACTTGTAAGCCACCCTGCCAATTATTATCTTCATCGAGTTCAGGTAAAAGTTCTATGTAGAAAGCAGATGGATATTTAGTTGTAATGTCTATTGTCATAATTAACTCCCTAGTTTCTTTCCTAAAAATTTTATAAATTTAGGATAATTGTTTTTTCCTTTTTCTTTTAGCCAATCTTCAGGTATAATTCTAGTATAGTATCTAAACCCATGCTTAATACACCATTGTGCATACGTTGACTTTGCATTCTTATATAATTTTCTATTACTATTTTCAAAAACAAATCGTATATCTAAATCAGGATGTTGTTTCTTTACACATAAATGTTTTCGTCTATCGGCAGTAGTAAACATACCTTTTGTTTCTATAATGATCCCATTATTAAGCACAAAGTCAGGGGTATAGGTGCGATAGGCAAGGTCTTCCCATTCTATTTTTACTTTTTCATATAGAAAAACAATAGAGTTACTCTTTAAGTATTCAGCAACCTTGTCTTCTAAACCACTCCTATACCCATTCTTACGAGCTGCATGTCTAGCACTATATGCTGACATTATACATCTGCCCATATTTTCTTTGCTTCTTTTTTAAACTTAGCACTCCAAGTCCATGAATCAAAGTTTGGATAAACTAAAGAAGCTAACTCGTGTTTATCTTTACTAATAGATAGAAATTTCTGTATACTAAAAGCCACACTTTTAAGTTGTTTTTTATACAAAGATAAATTATCTAATGTAAAAGTCTTATGATCCTTTGGTGTAGCAAAAAACAAATCTACACTATTGTTTGGATATGCCATAGAGTAAAATGCCATCTGTCTCTTTTGTGCTTCTGTAGGTCTTGATGGCATTCGTGTTGATGTCTTTAAGTCAACTATTTTATCTTTAAATCTAAAATCAATATATCCCATAACAGGTATAGGCATGTCATCAAACTGAACCTCAACTCTTTCTTGATAGTCTTCTAAGTTTTTATACTTAAAATTCTCATCAATAATTTTACCAAAGTTAGGTAGTAGGTTTCTTTCTTTCTCTACTTTAACATCCCCTAAATCAATATTAGATTCTGTACACATAGTCATAAACTGCATTTCTAATGCATCGAAATCAAACTTACCTGTCTTGTATTTATCAGCTAGTGCCGCTTCTTGAACAATACCTCTGACTGCTCCTGCTCCACTACCTGATTTAATACCAAACAGATACCTAGCTACCCACATAGGCATGTCGCTTATGTAGGTATTCATATTGCTAGGTGATAAATATTTAATATCATGCACCTCAAAAGGATTATTACTTTTCATTTAAATCCACATCTACAAAGTCATCAATAGTACTTAAGTCATCTTCAGATACTTCACTTTGTTTTTCTTGCACTGCATTTTCCCATGCTTTGTATACACCATCGTTATAGTTTTTAATCCAATCAAGAAAACTAGAAAATGTTTTGTGGTCTTCTTCTCCTATTCCTATAGTGCTTGATAAATCTACAAGTGCTATTGGTGTATAGAAACTAGAACCATTTTGCATTGGGTTTTCTTTACTAGACTTTAACATTATATAATGATTTAAAGGTAGCTTTTCTTTCTTAGCATAGATGTTAAATTGATCACCTATTGTTTTATAGGCATCTCTATTATCTATCTCCCATATAAAAGGAACTTCACCTAGCTCTACATCATTACCTTTATCATCAGTAGGATTGTCTAACTTAATTGTTCCAAAAACAGCACGTACACGCTTAGTCTGTTTAATAAGGTCTTGCATACCAACAGGAAGTGCTTTAAAGTCTTTGATATAACCTGCAGGTTTACCACAGTTAAAATGCCCTTTGTTATCTTTTAAATCTATATTTAGATTATCAGACATAATAGTTTTATGAAACGTACCCTTAGGTTCACCTTCTTTTACATTACTAAATGACTCATATCTTTTTAACATATAGCGTTGCATAAAAGGTCTTACCTTAGCAGTCTTTGCATAGTAGTATGTAGATGTATCATCGTCTACTAATTCTAATCTATATACACCACCTTCTACTACCTCTACTTTCTTTAACTTACCACCAACCTTCTCTTCACCCATAATAGGTGAATGCCATATCCTTAATCTATTTAAGTTATTAGCCGTCTTTGTGCCTACAGTAGCACCTGCTATGCCCATAGCCTTTGCCATAACTGCATAATTGTCTGTATTTATTGTTACTAAATCGCTCATAGTTTCTCCTTTTTCTATTTGTCTAGACGTTATATCACATTACGTCTTGCATGTCAAGCCAATTATTACCTATTTTTGCTTCTAGTAATAATGGAACATTTAAGTCTATATTGAAATGATTATTAATAGTATTTGTCATATCATTATTAGTACTTTCTATTATACTTTTTACTATGTCTATTTCATTAGGGTGTATATCAATTACTATAGAATCATGTACTGTATTTACAACACAGGATTCATACTCTTCTAGTCTCTTATCTACATCCATTAGTATAAGAGGTACTATATCTGCAGTAGCAAATGATTGCACAGGATAATTTTTAATCTGTGTAAAGTATGTAACCCCACCCTTAATTCTTCTTTCTACATCAGGAAATGAAAACTCTCTACCTGATGGTGTCTTTATCTTAAAATGCGTTACAGCCTCCTTAGCCAATCTGGAATGCCAAGATGCGATTCCTTTGTACTTTTTTGTAAACTGCTCGTAGTACGCGGCTTCTGCCCTCGACCTTCCAAACCCGGTTGCTCCGAAGAGTGGTGCGAATGTGTGTCCTTTTGCTTCTTGCCTAGTAATCTTCTGACCTGCTTCTGAAATAACTTTCGCAGTGTAACTATGTACGTCAAAACCATTTTCAATCTCCTTCATTGCTGTTTCATCTTGTGCTAAAAATGCAGCAGTTCTAAACTCTAACTGTGCAAAGTCAGCTTCAAGTATCATACCACCTTCCCATCTAGATATAAATACTTTCTTTACAGGAAATGTACCACCTCTAGGCATATTCTGCATATTAGGTTCTGCTCCACTAAACCTACCTGTAGATGTCCTGTGCTGTAATAATCTTACATGCAACTTACCATCGTCCTTTAAATATGTATTTATACCTTCTACAAAAGAAGATAGGTATGTATCTAATGCAGACAGTCTTTGTAAGTCTGCTAAAAAGTTATATGCAGCCATAGAATTATTTCTCTTAGCTACACTTTGTAGTATGCCTAGCATGTTTTTATTTACACTAAACCCATTTGCACTAACCCATTTAGCTGTAGGTGCATTAAACTTTAGACCTGCTATAGATTGGGTTGGTTTAAACAAATAACCTGAACCATCACACTCAGAACACTTAGTATCATTCTTATAAGGTGTACCATCTTTCTTTATCTTCTTAATAAAACCTGCTCCATAACATACTGAGCATTTTACAGCGATAGTCTTATAAACTATATTGCTGTTCTCTTTTATAACCTTAGTAAAGTCTGCCTTACCCATATAAGGTGTAAAGTTATTAAGCCATGTTGTTTTATCTTTAGGCTTTCTACTATATATAACCCACGACATCTGTTCAGGGCTGTTAAGATTTATCTGTGTATCTCCCATAAGTTTCTTGACTTGAGAAGAAAGTCTCTTCTCGACATCAGCTTTTTCTTTTTCAAACTCTGATTGTACTTGTTTAAGAGATTCTGTATCCACATTAAACCCACGCTTATATATATTAGCAAGAGTAAGGGCAACACGATTGGTATGATTAACAGTAGCAACAAGACCACTATGCTCATCATCATTAAGTTTTTTATATAATGCATCTGATAACTCCTTTGTAGCATTTAAATCTGCTGACAGATACTCTGATAACTCTTCTTTTGGTACGTCATCAACACCTAAACCTTTCTTAAAATATTCTTTAAGTGTATCTTTCTTCTGTGTGTGTAGGCTATATCTTTCGGCACAGGCTTTAAGAGATAGAGGTTTCTTCTGACCACGTAGCATTATATATTCTACCAGCATAGTATCAAATACATCACCGTCATATTTAAAACCACATTCCCAAAGCCACATTAAGTCATAAGATATATTGTGTCCGACTAGGATAGTAGTGCTGTCAAGCAACTGCTGCACACCATCAAAGCCTGTCTCATGGTGAAACAGATATTCCTTACCGTCTTCTGTAAGACAGCCTACCATAATTAATTGGTTGTCTTTTTCAAATGGGTCAAGATGCATTTTATCATCTCGCTTTGTTACTGTATTCTCTACATCAAATATTAATTTCATTTATCTTCTCCATATGTCTCTCTAAATATATAATAGCTTTTTTTAAAATGTCAACACTATCTGAAAATCCACCTAATGCTCTGTTGCAACTATGGCAAAGCCAACCTCTAAAAGTACTAGTGTCGTGACAGTGATCTAATACCCATGCACCATTTCTCTGACCACCCTTACCTGCTACCTCTGTTTCTCCTCTGTTACATACAGGGCAGTGATAATCTTTATCAGGCATTCCATGTTTTTCTCGTAATCTGTTTCTAACTTTTGTTAGTTCATTATTACATTTTTTACATTCAGGTCTAAGAAAGTTTGCACCTGATGAAACACTAAATGCTGTTAGTGGTAATCTTTGATTACACTTACTACATGTTTTTGTTTCACCATCTATGTGTAATAGTTCAATGTCAAACAATTCTTTTTGGGTCATGCTTCGTATCTTCCAATCTGATAATTAAGTTGACAGTTTACCATACCATGCCATCCTGTTAACTTATTCTTGACAATATTTAAATGTCTTTCTATATCCTCGCCTTCACCATCATCTTGCTTTGGAGGGTTCTTGGCTATTAGTATCATAAGGTCGGCTTCTGCTGCCTTACCTGTCCTACTGCCTTCCATCATACTCTGATTAAGTAGCACCTTACCTTCTGCATCTGCAGATAGCTGTGACATATAAAACATAGCACACTTGTGTTGCTTGGCAATCTGTCTAGCATGTATAGCATTTGCTTTCAGTGCTTCATCAGGTCTTGCAAAGCCACCTGTACGTGCAAACTTATCACCCATATCAAGTAGTACTATGTCAGGTTTATATGACTTACAGACAGACTCTACCCAATTCATATCTCTACCTGTAGCATCTTTTATCTTAACTCTATTCTTGATAGGCTCATATAAGTCACGAGCTTTTGAGGGGTTATTCTTTATCTCTTTCATTGTCATGCCTGTAGCTGCAGTAAGATATCTAGCACCAACTCTGTGACTACCTTCTTCATTACACAACACAATACAATCAGCACCTTGATGTGCAAACCCATCAGGTGATGCAATCATACTAGCATGAAAAGATGTCTTACCTGTATTAGGTCTAGCACCTACCTCAATCAAGTGTCCTTCATTAACTCCACTAATCTGTCTTGTCAGTGCAGGTATATTAAAATGCCACCTTGCTTCAAGTGCATTCTTAGCTAACAATGTCTCAATGTCCATGTCATCCCACTCTACATTTAAGTCAGGTGTAAAGTCATCATTGTGTTGCTCTAGTAGTAATCTAAGAGGTTCTAAACTTGTCTGCGAACCATTTACATAATCAAATCCTAAGTTGGCAATATCTTCTCCAACAACCTGCTGAAACAACTTAGACAATACTTCTTGTGCAATGTCACTACCAAGAGGTTTCTCATTCTTAATCTGTCTAAACAAATGAGAGTATGCTTGTTTCTGTGCTGTCGTAAGTGCAGGATTGTCCGACATAAATAATGCTTCTATTTCATCAGGCAGTACAGACCTTTCGTATCTGTCCATTGCCTTATCAATAGCTTGTTTTATTTTCCTTGTGTCTTTACTAAACAATCTGTCAGGGCATCTAGCACCACGATTCTCTTCGTAGAATGCTTTGTCCATAAGACTGCGTACTAATGAAAGTTCCATGTCTATATCTCCTTTGGGGTTAGGTTATTTAAATTATTAAAGTCTTTACTATTGTTGTATTTTAAATCATCGTTAAGTTTAAGAACACGTACATCTCTTACATGACCACGTAGTTCTTTAGCAAAAAAAAGTGTCTTGGGTAATGCGTCAGGGTCTAATGCTATGATGGCTGTTGAAAATTGTGATATGTGCTTCTTGTGTATTTCAGATAGAGATGTACCCAACACAGCTACCCCAACTAATACATCGCTACCTACAACTGCAGCACTTACACAATCTTCAACAACTACTGCCACCTTACCACATCCGAAAGAAAAAGGCAACCCACTATTACCATATTTCTTCCATTTGGGTAATCTTTTTCCAAGTGACCTGCCAATCGCATCTACAATCTTATTGTCTTTGTACACAGGAAAGACAACTCTATGCTCTTTAACATCATAATGCAAATCTAAGTTAGATGCATTAAGCGACCACTTGGTACACCATGAAACTAAGTCAGGTGTATTCTTTCTATCTACTATATACTCAGGTAATACAAATGTATTATCTTTAGTAGCTTCCACAGACCTATTAAATGTAGTCTGTATATCATCTATAGATAAATGTACACGTTTCTTACCACTCACATTACAGGATGCTTTATAACAATTCCACAGCAATGAACCCATATTGTTAGTTATAGTAAATGTTTTATACCCTTTACATAAAGGACAGTCCACTCTACGTGTATCACCTATATCTATATTTAAACTATATATGTAATCTAACACTTTATGTGTTCCCCTATGTAATGATAATATGTATTTATCACAGTTTTAAACATCTGTCAAGCCTTTTCTTTTCCTTAATGCTAAATTAGCACTTGTGTATGTGTTTTTCATGTACGGTTTTACACTCTGTGGGTTAGCATGTCCTGTAACTGACATAATATTACCCATAGATACACCAGCATCTACCATCTCTACTGTTCCTGTACGTCTTAGATCAGATAAACGTAGCTCATCAGGTAGGTTGGCATCTCTCATTACCTTTCTAGCCACCTTAGGCAGCCTATAGAGAGAATAAGGCTTATATATACCACCGACAGGCTTAACTTGAGGTGCTACATACTTCTGAAAGCCAAAATCTTCTTTTTGTTGTACAAGCATCTCACCTAAACTGTCACCAATGGGTAAAAATACCTCTGCCCTACGTTTAGATTGTTCTATATGCATTCTTTGATCTTCTAAATCTAAGTTAGACCATTGCAATAAACGCATATCACCTAACCTTTGACACCAATCGTATGCCATGTGTGCTATAAGACCTATGCTACGTGTTTTAAAATCAGAGTAAGCTACATCTAGAAAGTCTGTTACATTCTCCTTTGTCCACACTGTTTTTCTCCTATCAGGTATTCTTTTCTTTATGTTACTAAAAGGATTCTGCCTTATTTTCTCCATGTTTATGCCATAGTTATAGATAACTCTAGACACAGACATTACATGGTTTGCGAGATGCACACCACGATTACACCAATCGTTGTATGCAAGTTTAGCCATAAGAGTAGTTATATTATTTATTGTAAAGTCACCTAAGTTTTTGTCTGTGTCAGGTAACCTTGTGTCCAAGAGTACGTTCAGAAAGTATTGATATTGTTGTTTAGTTTCGTCACGTAAACTCTTGAACTCAAAGCATAAATAATACTCTTTAACTAAATTTTTAAGAGTAAGATATCCCATTAGGCTGCAGCTAACTTTTTAAATTCAGGTGTAGCAACCCACTTAGTTACCTCGTGTTCTCTAGCCCACATTGATTGAGACTGTGTATCATTACCTGTGTTACGTAGGTTAAATCCATTCCTCTCATCTGCATAAGATGCGTAGTTAGTAAAAGCACTATATAATGCAAACACATTCCTGCCACGTTTACTGACCTCTTGTTGTACTAGTGGTAGCATCTTCTTAGCCTTTTGATCTGACTTAGTTATAGAAGACAGCACTTCATTCCAACCTTTATTTGAATAGGTAGGCAACTCTACTCTAGCCCAAGTCTTTAATTTATCTGACTGCTCTTGAAAGTCTAAGCTACTCTGATTAAGTTCATTAATAAATCTAGACATGCAAAAATTAGATGTGTTCTTACGTTTAACCTTATCATAGTCTCCTGTAATCATACCATTGGTACAGAAGAAATCTATAGCACCAAAGAATACTTGATTAGAACAAGACCCATCTACACCGTGCAGGGCTATAATTCTTTGCCCTACCTCTGTGGTATGTTTATCTGTTTCAATCTTAGTGCTAACATTAGGCATAACAATATCCATCATTGCCCATGCATTGTTCCTAGCACTTGACCATCTTACAGTAGAGTCTACCATAGCATCAGGTATGTTGTCTACCATAACATTCTGAACACCATCAAAGAACTTCTTGTGACTAGCACAGTTAAACCCCTTTCCTACAACACCAAGATAATCTCCTGTCTCATTGTTGATAACATATTTCTTCTCATCAAACTTTGTAGTCTCAAAGTCTACAGAGAAATCTAAATTTTCAGGTACTTCATGTACCGTTGGTAAAACATCATATGGCATAATATATCTCCTATTGGTTAAGTGATGTTGTGTTATATAATAAATCAAAGCATTTGTCAAGCATTATTTTAGTCATATTTATATGCTCTTTGCCATGCTTTATCATCAGAGCTTAATACATAGTCTGAATAGAACATAGGTGAATCATCTTGTTGATCCTTCTGTGGTGAAAATTGTAAAGTACTATGCAGCTCGTGAATCAAATCCTCTATTAATCTAATATGAGTTAATTCAATATCCCTTGCTTCATCTATGTGACGAAGCATACGTTGTAATCTATTGTGATAATTAAGAAACACTCTTCTTGTACCACCTGCTACGAGAATATCTTCACTATTCATGTCCACTTTAAATGGACTTTCTTTTTTCTTTGTCATTTTGTTTCTCCTATTATGTTAATACAATTAAATGTTTTTTAAGCCACTCTGCATTGGCATTTGTTTTTTTAATTACGTGTTGCCTTACAGCTTTTTTTAATTCTTTGTGATATTTTCTACTACCACTTGTATTTTTTTTGTGTTTATTTCCCATTGTCTTTATCCTTTTGTTGTTTTTGTTTAAGTTCATTTCTTATTTTTTCTAGTCGTGTTTTATGTTTAAGACTTCTCTCGTTCTTTTTTCTTATCCACTCTTTTAAATAGTGGTAGTCATTACTATTCATAATGTACCTCTTTAAACCATGTTGGTCTATCTGTATACTTATACCTTGCAAATCTTGCTTTGTCAACATTATAAAATGCTCGGTATGCTTTTATTGGATAAAACTCATCTGTTTTGAGTTCATCTAGCCCACTAAAACATTGTGGGTGTTGTGTTATCTGCCCTTCAGGTATTAAAGGTACACCATTTAGCAGAGAGTTGTAGTGTTTCTTTGCTCCATGTATCCTACCATATCTACGTGTGTACTCTTCTAACATATGGTGGTACAATCTAAAAGCAAACTTATAGTTCTTGTTACTTTCCATAGCCCATAATGTACATGGGTGTTTCTGATGCACAGGCTTGTACAAGTCACAGGTTTCTGCATAGTCAGGTGCAATATGCCACAGTGCAGTACATAACATCTGTGCTTCTTCTAATGGCATCTTGACTACGTGCTGGTCACATAAAGACTTTGCTATTAAATATGGATTGTCTTCTATAATAAATCTATTCATTGTTTTCTTCTTTCCAATAGTTAGGGTTAAAATATTTATCTAGTACTCTTAGATTTTTATAATCACATTTTTCTAAATCTTCTATTGATATATCTTCAGGGTGTATCTCCTTGTATATATAATTTTCTTCATACCATTTTGTTTCGTTGTCATAGTGATTTGTAAACAAGCTATCAAATGCTTCTCTTGCTTTTTGTTTTGTTATTTTAGTCATATTTAATATCCCATCTGTAAAATATGTGGTCATCTATTCTTGCTATGTATGTCTTGGTACTAGCCCAAGATGGTAACACATAGTGAGCATGGTAGTGTGTAGCACCTTCTACAAAGTCATCAAGGTTGCCATAGTACACACCATGTGCAACTGTGATTGCTGTATCCCATGCGTGTCCTTCTTTAGGCTTGTCACTCTTGCCATCACAGTACCAACTAAACTGACACCTATTCTTAACAGGGTAGTCTGTCTTCCAACTGTAGGTAGGTCCTTGTTTAACTACTTCACATACTGTGTTGGGGTATCGTTCATCTTTAACTCTGTTCATCACGACTTGTGCTACTGCTATCTGTCCAATCAAAGATTGGTTTTTAGCTTCGTGATATACGTTAAGTGCTAGACATACTAGTGCTTCAGCTATCATACTTATCTCCCATTGTTTATGTATCTAAGTTGTTGCTTCTGTTTACGTTTTCTTTCTAATCTATACTGTTGTTTAATCCACTTGTTCTTTGGTTTCTTTTTGCTTGGTATTTTCTCTAACTGAGTCAGCATAATTCCTCTCCTTCTTTCTATTATAAGTTTTCTTTGACGGAACTACTTGTGTCCTACGTCTAGATTCTAGCATAGCTTTGGCTATAGGATTTATCTTTCTAATCATTCTATACCTTTCATTATATGTGCTATGACATCAACTGTCCACCCATTACCTAACATCTTATATCGTTGGCTATTGGATACATGATTAGTGTAATTGTCAGGTACAGTCTGCAGTCTCTCGCATTCTACAGGTGTTAGCTTTCTCCATTGCATACCCTCTACAAGCACATTGTCTTTGGTAAACGTAGTTAAACAATTAGTCTTACCTTTGTAATGATACTCAAGCTGTCTACTAAGAGGTAGCTCAAGTTGGCTGTCTTTACGTGTACCATGCTCATCTAGTCTACGATTAACAATTCTACCTATAGCTACCTTAGGCTCTCTATGCCCACCCTGCATCGTGGTAAGTGTGGGAGCTTTCCCACTAGGTGAGTAGATACGTTTAATGCTATCAAAGCCTTTGATATTGTCAGCTTCACCTACTTGTACCATAGTACGTTGCTTACGTTGTATACTGTTCCACCACACAGCACCATTGTATCGTGCAGTAATGCAATGTGACTTACCATTCTGATTAGTCATAGCTTCATTAGCAATACCATCTTCTAGTACATCTTGTAAGATTATACCCTTGTCATCTGTAGGTATATCAAAAGGTATGTTAGTCCAATACAATCTCTTTCTATTTTGTGCAGAGAATAAGCTACTGTTTATAGTGACAGGCTTAACACCTAAATACCTTGTAATAATATCCTGTGACTCCTGTTTCATAGGTACGTTCTCCATAAGAAAGTACTTAGGTTTTAACTCATCTTTTAATCTAACAAACTCAAAGAATAACTTACTACGTGGATCATCAAAGTCTAACTGTTTACCTGCCACACTAAACCCCTGACAAGGTGAGCCACCCATCAGTAGGTCTATGTTATCAGAAGATGGTCTACCTATCTGTGTCACATCTCCTACATGTATAGTGCGTGGGTAGTTAGCCTTTGCTACCTTGATAGCATACTTGTCTATCTCAGATGCAAAGTAGTGACCATACTTTACACCTGCTCTGTTGAGGGCTATTTGTCCACAGGACATACCATCAAATAAACTTAATACATTCATAACTACTTCTCCTCTATGTACACTCGTAAGTGTGTTGATTGATCTATGTTCTGCCCATATGCCGTAGCACCTGTGCCTTTGTATTCTTCCTTGATGTGTTGACCTCTAACACGCATCTTATACTTTTTAAAGTTAAGATATTTCTTTACGTTGTCTACAAACTCCTGTCCTTCACAATCGTTAGGTATCTCACTGAAGTCATACTTAGGTACTGCCTTGTCAGGTGTCAGTTCTTTTACCCTTTCTTGTAGGTATACATTTCTTGCCCTTATTCGTGACACCTCTTGCTCTAGTTTCATTATCTGATTAGTCTGTGATACAGACACTTCTAATTGTTTGTCGTGAGTTTTTAACCTGTTATTCTCCTCTGTTAAATACTCTACTTCCTTAGTTAACTCAGCTACTGCACCCTCTTGAGTATCTCTTCTTACTTCCTCTCCAAGT